ACACCCTGATGAACAAAAGGAGGTAATCAATGTCATTAACGATGTTAACGACAGTCTTAATAGTATCATTGATAATTACTACGGCATAAAGATGAATGTACCACTACTTTTAGAAGCCAAGATTGGACCGAATTGGCTTGACACTAAAGATGTGATATGATATAACTGCGGTTCTAATTAAGCTCAGAAAGGATATAGAATGAGCAATGAGTTATCTACAATGATGTCAGGTACAGACCTTGCATCAGCTATGGGTTTTAGTGCAGATAATATAGAGATATCTTCTGGCCCAAACCTCGCACGTATGGCGCAGGTACAGGCTCCTATTATGCGTGAGCAAGTGGATGAAGATGGTGAACTAGAAGAAAAGGTAGTTGTACCCTTGGGGGCATACAAATTGACTGACACAGAGGGTAACACCGTGTATAGCCGTAGTGCTACCATTCGTTTGTTTGCACAACGTCAACAGTGGACACAGTGGGATAGTGACAGTAACACCATGAACAAGACAGTTATGGCTACTGTGCTTAAAGGCGATCTTAAAGATACTAAAGGTACGTTTAACCTTGGTCGGCCTAGTAAGTACGTAAAGGATTGGGAAGCCTTAGATGAGGATACTAAGGCTGTTATCCGTAGCGTTAAGAACACCAAGGTTTTGTTTGGTAAAGTTAAGCTAGGCAAAGTTATTGATGATAACGGTGTAGCTATAAAAGGTTATGACTCAGAGGTTGACTTTACAATGGACGTAAAGAATGCTGACAGTAAGCGTTCCTTAGATGCAGTGCTTAAAGATATTGTATCTAAGAAGCTCCTGCCGATTGAGCATACAATTACTTTGTCTTCTCAGAAAGAAACACTACCTACAGGTAACAAATACGCTACCATAGTAGCTGCCTTGGGTGCCAAAACTAAAATGGTGCCAGAGGATCACAGTACAGTACAGGCGTTTGTAGACTACATTGACTATGGTAATGAATATGTACTTAGTAAGTGGAAGTCTTTACGTAAGCCTGATGTACAGGTAGACCCTGCTACACTTGACGCTATCGTGCAAGTAGAAGAAATCCCGTTCTAGGATGGACCTTGCACACGCTGCTGAACTACCCATTAAGATACTCATGCGTGATGCTACTTTAGGTAAAGCCGAAATGTCAGAGGCGGTGATTAACTCCGTTGCCTCTGATGTATCAGCGGGACTAGATAAGCAGTTTAACGGTGGGCCAAGGGATAGGTTCAGGCTTAGAATGTCCAACATAGGACGCCCTAAGTGTCAACTCTGGTTTGAAAAGAATATGCCTTACGTTAAGGAAGACTTACCAGAACAATTTATGATGAACATGATGCTAGGTGATATAGTTGAGGCTGTATTTAAAGGCATCTTAAGTGCAGCAGGGGTTAAGTTTCAAGACAACACTAATGTAACACTAAACTTAGGTGGAGGAAGAAAGCCTATCAAAGGAGAGTATGACTTATTGTTAGGAGATAGAATAGATGACATCAAGAGTGCATCTGATTACTCCTACAAAAATAAGTTTGTAGACCTTGAGACACTACAGGCTGACGATCCTTTTGGCTATGTGGCACAGCTTGTAGGCTATGCTACAGCAGCAGGTAAGAAGGTTGGTGGCTGGTGGGTAGTCAATAAGAATAATGGACACCACAAGTACGTTTCAGCCAAGCACGTAGACGTTGAGGAAGTCTTAGACAAGATACGAGAAACGTATGACTACTTAGAAAACGATGAGCCTTTTGAGCGTATGTTTACAGATGTACCTGAGACATACCGTAAGAAACCATCAGGTAATAGAATACTATGCAGACAGTGTAACTTCTGTTCATTTAAGTCTACCTGTTGGCCTGAGTACAAAGAACTACCTTCTAAGACTTATCAAGGTAAACTTACGCCACCTAACGTGGCTTATACTAAGCTAAAAGAAGATGCCTAAACCTAAGAGGCGTCACCTTAAAGCCAAGTACAGGAGTGGTCTTGAAAAACAGACTGCTCTTGTTTTGTCTGAGTGCCAGAAAAAGGTAAGGTATGAGCTACTTAAAATAGAGTGGGAGGACTTACGTTATCGTACTTACACGCCTGACTTTCAGCTAGACAACGGTATCTTTATTGAGACCAAAGGCATCTTTGATAGTGAAGACAGACGCAAGCATATAGAAGTAAGAAGGCAACACCCTGAGTTAGACATACGGTTTGTATTCAGTAACGCTAAAGCTAAACTATACAAGGGTGCTAAGAGTAGATACTGTGATTGGTGTGAGAAAAACGACTTCTTATACTCACACAGGCTAATACCTCAAGAGTGGTTGACAATGCAGGGGAAGTGTGTTACACAGACTAAGATACCACTTAAAACAAAAAGGAAGACTTAATGCCATACGTATTAGAAGATGATGAGATTGCAATACTAATCAAGCCTTTGGGTGATGGGAGAGTTGGCACTTGTATATGTAAGAGTGATGATCATGAATTGTCTGATGAAAATCTAACAGAGGCTATGGGTGTGGGCCTAGCTATGATTGGGTTGTTTGAATTACTTAATGATGACGATGACGGCATCTATGAGGAAGTTAAGATTGCCTTAGACAATAAAGTAGAACAATTACTAGCAGACAATCAAGTAGCACAAGAGGCTGAGATAGAGCCTGTATATACAACAGAAGGTAACGTACTACGACTTAATGCTTTCACTAGAACCAAGGGTAGTTGCTAATATGGCTAAATGGAAAGAAATGACTATGCCGTTTGAAGTAGACATGGTGGATAAGCCACCTCACTACAACACAGCTAACATTGAGTGTATAGATGCTATGCAAGCTATGGCTGAGAATGCACCTGTCGGTGCGCATGAAGCATACTGTTGGCAGAACTCATTTAAGTATCTGTGGCGTTGGCCTTACAAGAATGGTGTAGAAGATTTAAAGAAAGCACGATGGTACTTAGACCGTTTAATAGCAGAGGTTGAGAGCAATGAAGACTGAGAAGTTTAGTGTTACCTTTGTCTTATCAGTTGACAAATCAAATAACATCTTGTCTTCTCATCCTATGTACTATGAAGAAGACATAAAGGACTTGATAAACCGTGTTATCTATGATATAGATGACGTAGAAATATCTAACATAAACGTAAGGGATCAGGGATGATTACACAACAAGAAATAAATGACTTCGCTGAGTACGACAGAGAAGACAGGATTAATGACCTCAAAGACTGTACACCCCTTGATATGGTTAAAGAGTTTGCAACAGCAATGGATCACCCTATTAATGAAAAGTATGGCTACAGTAGAAAGCTAGAAGGTCTACGCTGGTTACTTCTCAAAGAAGAATACAATGAAGTTCGTGATGCAGATGGGCCACAAGAGCTACTTAAAGAGTTAGCTGACTTGGTGTACGTTACGTATGGGTATGCCGCTACTTATGGGTGGGACTTAGATGAAGCTTTCCGTAGGGTACACGCATCTAATATGTCTAAGCTAGGACCACAAGGCAAGCCACTTAAACGTCCTGATGGTAAAGTATTAAAAGGGTCAAACTATTGGAAGCCTGACCTGTCTGACTTAGTATAAGGAAAGTAAATATGAGTAATAACTATCTACCAAGTGACTACCAAACCTTTATTGCAACCAGCCGTTATGCACGTTGGATTGAAGACGAAGGACGCCGTGAAACATGGGGGGAAACTGTAGAGCGTTACCTGCAGAACATAGCTAAGACATGGCTAAAGCCTGTTGACCTAGATGAAGTGCGTGATGCTATTCTTAGCCTTGAGGTTATGCCTAGTATGAGATCACTCATGACTGCAGGAAAAGCGGCAGACAGGGACAACACTTGTATGTATAATTGTAGCTACCTACCCGTAGATGACCCTAAGTCTTTTGATGAGGCTATGTTCATCCTCCTTTGTGGGACGGGGGTTGGTTTCAGTGTTGAGCGTCAGTTCATCGCTAAACTCCCTGATGTCCCTAGTCTTTTCCAAAGCGAAACGTGTGTTGTCATCAAGGACAGCAAGGAAGGATGGGCTAAAGGTCTTAGACAAGTGTTGGCACTCCTATGGGCTGGTGAAATTCCTAAGTGGGATGTTAGCAGAGTTCGCCCTGCAGGTGCAAGGCTAAAAACGTTTGGTGGTCGTGCTAGTGGTCCTGCTCCTTTGGTTGATCTGTTTAATTTTGCAGTTACAATATTCAAGGGCGCACAAGGGCGCAGGTTGTCTAGTCTTGAGTGCCATGACTTGATGTGTAAAATTGGTGAGGTAGTTGTTGTAGGCGGCGTTAGACGCTCCGCTATGATTAGTTTGTCTAACCTTTCAGATGACCGTATGAGACACGCTAAGTCAGGTGCATGGTGGGAGAACGCAAGTCACCGTGCCTTAGCTAATAACTCAGTATCATATTCAGAAAAACCAGACAGTATGGCATTCATGCGTGAATGGACAGCCCTAATGGAGAGTGGTAGTGGAGAACGAGGAATATTCAACAGAGAAGCATCAGTTAAACAGGCTGCAAAAAATGGCCGTAGGGAGTCTTGCTATGAGTTCGGAACTAACCCATGTTCGGAAATCATTCTTAGGCCGAATCAGTTCTGTAATCTTACGGAAGTTGTCATCCGTGCTAACGATAGTCTGGAAGACCTTACAAGAAAAGTCCGTCTTGCAACTATACTTGGAACCATTCAGTCAACATACACTAAGTTCCCCTACTTGCGAAAGGTGTGGGCTACCAATACAGAAGCAGAACGCTTGCTCGGTGTGTCACTCACAGGGATAATGGATAACAAATTAATGACTACGGCTAATGCTGGCCTAGCTGATACATTGGAGCATCTTAAAAATGTGGCTGTTTCTACTAACGCTGAGTGGGCTGACCGTCTTGGCATCCCTCATAGCACTGCTATTACTTGTGTCAAGCCCAGTGGAACAGTTTCCCAACTGGTTGATTCATCTTCTGGCATTCATGCTCGTCACAGTCCCTATTATATCCGTACTGTGCGTGGAGATAATAAAGACCCACTAACGGCATTTATGCGTGACCAAGGCATTCCTAGTGAGCCTGACGTTATGAAGCCTGATGCTACAACCGTGTTTAGCTTTCCTATGCAGTCACCCTTGGGTGCAGTGTGTACGGCTGATATGACAGCACTAGAACAACTAGAAATGTGGTTGATGTATCAACGTCATTGGTGTGAGCATAAGCCTAGTGTTACGATTAACGTAAAGGCTGATGAGTGGCTAGAGGTAGGTGCCTTTGTATACAAACACTTTAATGAAATGTCAGGTGTGTCGTTTCTTCCGTTTAATGAGCATACTTATCAACAAGCACCCTATCAAGAATGTACTAAAGAAGAGTACTATGAGATGTTAGATATGTCACCGCCTAAAGTAGATTGGAGTTTATTTGATAACTATGAAATAGAAGACAACACATCTGGTATGCAAACTATGGCTTGTACTGGTGATGTGTGTGAAATGGTAGATATAACCTAGAAAGGATATCACAAAATGGTATGGGTTTATACAGTAGTAATGATGATGATACAACCAACAACAAGTGAAAAAACTTTTATAGTATTTTCTCCAAACACTGCTTTTATAACTGAAGAGTCTTGTCAAAAGTGGAGAGAGGCAGATATGTTGAGGCTTTACAATTCAAGGCCAAACGAAAGTGCAAAAGCAATTAGTCAATGTTTTCCATTCCCTTTTAAAGTAGACATAGGGAGTTAATGCAGCTTGATCTTTTTGACTATGCACCGCCTACAGAATATCAGGACGGACTAGAGTGTAATAACTGTGGTGTTGTACAGCCTGTAGATAACTTTCAACATATGGCATCAGGAGAGATAAAAAGAAAATGTAGAACTTGTGCAAGAGATCAATCTCGCCTAGTTAAGCATTTAAAGAAACTAAATCCTTATCCTAGTAATGACTATTGTTGTCCTATTTGCAATCGTGATATAAACGAAATAGGTAGAAAAGGTCAAAAGATGTTGCAGTCATGGGTGTTAGATCACTGTCACGATACAGAGACTTTCAGAGGATGGGTATGCTTTCACTGTAATACAGGGCTAGGTGCTTTTGCAGATGATAGTAGTAAAGTTAAAAGTGCGTATGAGTACCTACTAGCCCACAAACAAAAAGCTTGACAACACTTACGATAAGACTTACAGTGTTGCCATAAAGTCACACACAAGAAAGGTAACACATTGTGAACTTAGAGGAAGAGGCACTAAACTACAGCAAAGGCAAGGAGCAACTTTTTGTTGAAGAATTAACTAGGCAATGTGAAGAGTTAGATACTTTTATTGTTAAACATCTAGCACCCTGTCCAGAGCGTAACCACGTTATGCAAAGTGTGCGTGAAGTCTTTCTTTGGGCTAGGTATTGTTCGGAGTTAAATGGCGTAAAGTAAATGTTTCACGTGAAACAAAGTAAGAGGGGCAGTCGTTGTGACCGCCCCTTTTTTCGTATTAACCTCTAAGTGATTCTCTGGATGAACGTTTAATTTCCATCTTCTCCATTTTTAAAAAGCGTCTTAGTAATCGTAGCTGGTCGTATGATAAGTCTTCTACTTTTTTATCAATACCTATTTCTTCTAAAGCTTCCTCCATATCAGCCATAGTTACACCTGTGCCACGCCTACTGATCTTAAACATTTCACGGTGGCGTTTATCGGTAGGGTTGCCTGATCTGTACAACTCAGCTAAAGCTCTTTTCTTAGCCTTAGATACCGCTAGTCTTTGATCAGATATCTTTTGATCTAATGATGAGTTCTTCCATTTATCACCGTAGACAACCTTATCTGCTTCTGCTTCTAAGTATTTAGTTATAATTCTGTTAATCGTATTATTAGCCTCTGGTACAGCCGACTTTATATCTGTCTTCCACTTAGGCTTACCTATATCAGCAAACATCTTATCAATAGCTTGTGGTGCAGGTGAATCCCTGTAACCAAAAATACGCCCAATAGCTACGCCTCTAGGTCTATCTTCTAAGGGTCTTTCCTTTACGGGTGCTTCTGTCATGTCTAGTCCTAGTGCAGTACCTGCAGCAGTAGGTATCCCTGTAAGTTCATCAAATCCATCAAAGATACTTTCAACGTAACGTGTAGACTTGTTGATAAACTTACTACCTATGTTACGATCTGTTTCATTGTAAGCATCACCCATAGCAAACGCTGCAATCTGATTAAGAGGGTCTAGCGGTCTGCTGTAACCTGACAAGTACATAGAACCTACATTACCCATAGCTTTTTGTAAGCCCTCTTTTGCGTCAGGTAAATTACCAGAAACAACATCCTTTACAAAGTCAAATGCAGAGGCTGTAGACTCGCCTAAAGAACGTGTAAGGTTAGCTGTACCAAACGTAGTTATAACGTCATCGTACAACTCAGGTGGTACTTCACCGTCACGTCTATAGTGTGCTACAATACGACCTATACCCTTATAATAGCTAAACGGAAAGTCATACAGGCGTGATCTTACCTGACCATCCTCATCACGCTCTTCATGCCAAGCCAAGCCTTCATCCATGTTCTTCATTTCGTATTCAGACATAGCAGTGATAGAGGTCAGACCTACAACAGCTTTAGTGAGCATCTCCATAGGGTCTCTATTATTTTTAGCAAACTTACTATGTAAATAGCTAATACCTGAGTAGTCAGTCATAAAGGCAATAGTGTTGTTAAAGAACTGCCCAAAGGGAACCATAGCACCAAGAATAGGATACTTACGTGCATCTTCTATAGTCTTTGCTACCATTTCTACAATGTTACGATCTCTCTTAAAGTCTCCACCGCCAAAGGATTTAGAGAACACAGAACGTAGTGAGTCCTCAACAGCAGTAGCTTGTATCTCTACAAATTCATCAGAGCGCATCTTAGCCCAATTTAGAGGCTGTCCTTGAGCATCCGTAGCACCTATAAAGTCTGCATAACTCATGTTGTACTTTAGGCGTATTTGTTTGTCTATGTTGTACATAAACTCCTGTGTCTTACTCAATACATCTACAGCCTTAACGCCATACACAGTTTGGAATTTATCAATAGTGCTTTCAAACACGCCCGGTTTCTCAAGATCATCAAACTCTAAGTCTAACGACTTAAGAACGTCCTTACTGTCTATGCCACCTGATACATAGCGGAATAGCTCTTTACGCATCTTAGGGTTAATAGATAAGAAGTTAAGTGCTTCCTCTTGTGTAGCAAAAGGGTTAAGCAGGTTTTTCATCTTTTGTTTTAAGCTTAAAGACAACATAAGCTTACACTTCTCAGCGTAATCAATAGCATTAGCTTTATTACCTGTTAAGTATTGCGCTACTGAAGTCCCGCCATAAAGCGCACCCCTAAGTCCATCAGATAGAGATTGCATACCAGAGGCGTTAACCCAGCCTAACAAGTTAAGCGCAGTTGTGCCGGGGTGAGTTACAAGAATACGTATAAGGTTATCCTGTGAGCGACCCATCAAGCTACGCTCTACTTTTTCAGCGTTCTTAGCTGTACCAGTACTAGGGTCCATAACGCCCTCAAGTAGTTCCTCTGGTGTAACGCTTTTACCGTCACCTAGTGCAGCCTTAACATCTTTAACTTTCTTAATATCTCGGCCCAGCATTGAGGCTGTCTGCATTAAGCTACCAGCGTAACTAAACTTCTGTGCCATTAAAGGCATAGCTTCATCTAAAGTATTAACGCCCTCAAAGCCTTCATCTAAAGCTTTTATAGTATTTTCATACAAAGACTGTATTTCTTTTTTAATGGGTTCAGGTGCGTTCTTGGATGTATCAGCAACAAAGTGTACTACACCTCGCCATAAATCATCTTCACCAACAAGATTAATACCATTTTGCTCAAATATATCTCTCATACCGTCAAACTGGTTTTCACCTTTTTTATTACCATTTAGAAAAGCACTAATGCCTTCTACTGAATCTGGACTACTGGTAACTCCGTCTTCTCTTAAACCCTTTGCAGTCTTTCTACCTTCTGCTAACATCTTAGCCCACTTTTCAGAGGCTTCCTTACTAGCGTTAATAGAGGCTACAATTTTATCTCTAGCTTGTTTTGCCTCTGCAGTGTCTGCTCTAAGTTTTTCTAATACTTCTTTATTCTTTTCTATGCCTTCTTGCCTTGCTATCTTTTTAGCTGCAGCCTCTGCGGTTACAGCAGCGTCATAAGCATCTAAGGCTACAGATTTTGGTACACTCGTACCGTCAAACATACCAAATGCTTTAACTAAACCATAGCCAAAGAAACCTCCACCAGCAATTAAACCAGAGTTTAGATAATTAAACTCATCTTGAAAGCCTACATTACGGTACGCCATGTTCTGTTGCACGGCATCAATACCCATAGCACTAATAGTCTCAGTAGAGAAGGTTACTCTAAGGTCTTTAGTAGCAGCCTTTTTAAGAGCAGCCTCCATTGTACCTTCTTCAAGACCTTCTACAGCCTCGCCTTTTAGTGCCTTACTAAGCACACGTTGACGCGCTCTACCTATTTCAGCTTTTATAGAGGGACTAAGAGCAGAACGTTTAGCCCCTGTCTGCCCTGCTTTACGTATTATCTTATTAGCTGAAATCTCTAAGGCTTCTTTTGCAGTCTGTGCAGCTACCTTTGAAGCACCCCCTGTAGCTAACTTACCAGCACCAAAGCTAATTAAGTTAACAGGGTCAATAATTAAAGACCTGCCGTAGTCATACACACTGTCTAACTTTTCTGCTGCTGTACCCCCACTAAAGGCACCTTTCATATTATCAAAGAGTTTATATGAGTTAAGAGCTTTTACTTTCTCTTCATCGTCAGCTTTACTTAAATAGCTGGCTTCACCTAGTACACTAAGTGTATTACCTACACTAAAACTTCTGTTGTAGTTAATCCATTTATCTACAACTTCTTGCCTATCGTGAGACTTCTCAGACATACCAAAGCGAGCTTTCATCTGAGCATCAATGACGTTGTAATTGTGGTCCTTTGTTAGATCACTAATGCCAAACGTATCCTTCTCACCACCTGTGTAGGTCATGAAGTCAGGCTCTTGTTGGCTCTTTTGTTCTTCTAAAACTTGAGATAAACTACGCATTAATTATTGGCTCCCAGAAGTCAGAGGTTTACCTGTTTCAGGGTCATGGGTTTCCTCATAGAAAATGTCCCACTGCCTCTGTTGTTCAGAAGTTAACGTACTTTTTATGGCTACTAAAATAGCTGTGCCGTCTTTTCTGTATTTACCGTCATATTTTGTATCCCAAGCGGCCTGATCGTCTTCAGTTGTTGAGGCTTTTTCAAAGTCCTCCTCTGTAACTATCTCTCCTATAAACTCAGAAGGTCTAGCCTCTATAGAAGCCTCATTAGGCTGTACGGTTAATTGAAAAGAAGAGTCATATTCAGGTTCGTCTTTGGGAGGTGGTGTATCTTTGGGAGGTGGTGTATCTGCGGAATCACGACTTATTAACTCATCATTTAGTATGACATGATTTGCATCTGGATTATTATTAAAATATTCTTGCGCCTCAGTTGCAGATGCTACTTCACTAGGTTTATTTTCTTCTGTGTAGTTAGCTGTTTCTAAATCTTCTTTAAGTTTTTCTTCTTTCTCTCTCTGTGCTATTGTTGCAGCAGACTCAGAATTAAGTATTGCATCTAAGGCAGCTTGACCGCCATACGCACCTGTAGCAGACCTATTGTTAGAGAAAGGGTTTTGTTCGTGTACTTTTCTAGTAGCTTCGCTAAAGGCATCAAAATAAACACCTTCAGGATCAGATAAATCAAAGAATATAGCATCTGTGTCACGTGCTATACGATTAAAATTAGCGTCTTCTGTCATTTCAACGGCTGCTCTGTCTTCTGGCGAAAGATTTTTAAGTGCCTCTCTTACAATAATAGGTACAGTGTCTTTCCAAAGCCTAGCTTCTCCGGGAGAAGGCTCACTACCCCTAAGAACAGACCTGTCAAACACAGCAGAACCCTCAGTACCAAGCATAGAAGGCGAAGACACTGACATAGCTCTAAGTTCTTTGATGGACTTACCACCAATACCCTCAGTTGGATCGCTTAAGAAGTCTTCATACTCATCCTCGTAACGATCACCCATGTTGTATTTAATTCGCTCAAAGAAGTTTCTATCTTCTACCTCTTGTATTACAGGGGCAGTTGCGCCATCTTTAGGAGAGCCAAATAGTGTATTTACAGCATCCTCAAAAGTTCTATCTTCTGTAGTAAAGTCTTCTGCAGCAGTCCACAGCTTATTCATAAGTACTTCATCTACTTTTGTATTATTTGTTTCTTCGTAGTTTTTTATATACTTTTGTAATTGAAGCACAGCACCTGCGCCATGCTTTTGTAATAGTTGAATTGCATCAGGAACCTTTAACCCTCTTGCCTGTAAATCATCTAAAGCATTTGTAATAGTATCTTCTTGTTTATTTCTATCATCCAAAGCTTTGTTTCCATAAGTAGCTAACCACTCACGTTGCCTACGCTTGCCATCCTTTAGCTCGTCTCTAAGGGAATCTACCCTATCTGAATAGCCCTGTGCAATCCCTGATACGGCTCCTAAAAAACTTAAATTAATAGCCATGAGTTATACCCCCTTACTCATTAAGCCCTTGCCCATATCACTAGGCGGCTCTTGTGTAGGCTTATCCATAGCCATCTCATTATCAGGCGTCATCCCTTCTGCTACTTCTTCTTCAGACTCCCGCATATCTTCAAACTTTTCTGTTTCGGGGCTAGTCATAGCTTCCATAGTTTCAGAGATTTTAGCCTCACCTTTAGGTTGGCTTCGTCTTAGCTTTGCTATAACAATGTCTTTAACACGGTCTTTAGCTTCCTGCTCCTTGTTTTCATCGTCAGGGAAGTATTCATCATATTCAATACCAGCCATTTGTGCAATAGAAACAACTTCTTTATGGATTGCAGGGGCAATAATAAGACCAACATCAATACTGTGTATACCATTACCTATAGCCATAGTTATAGTAGTATTGGTGACTACCTCTGCAGGTACGCCAAGTTCCATCATATAAAGCGCACTATCCATAAACTCAGGCTTAGACATCTTCTTTAGATACATACTAAGTGCTTCTGCAGGATCAGCAGTCTCAGGTGGACGCTCCCAAGGATAGTTTCCGGGTTCATCTGTGAGAGATTGACCGGGGATTGGCCCGTTTAAAACTTTACTCATTTTTATTTTAGCCTCTTTTTATTTGCGGTCTTCAATCTCAAATATAAGCGCATCTAACTCTTTATCTGATACGGCTTTTTTACTCTGAAAACCCTCCCAAGTAGACCTCATCTTAGAGCGTTTGCCTTCTTGTGTCTTAAGGTTCTTTATTATTCTATTAGCGTGGTTGTAGAAAACCGTATCTTGCATATTAGCGTCAAACTTAGCATTAAGATCATAGCCATTCTTATCTACTTCATCTTGTAAAGTACGTCCTACATATTGAAACTTACCTACAGGAGTAGAAAGCGTACCTTTTGGGTTGTTAGCTTTCACAAAGGATGCGTAAGAGCCTTGACCTCTTTTCTTTTGAAATTCTAAGACTTCGCCTATAGTCATCTCAGTAGGTTTAAACTCTTTAAAAGTACTCTTTTGGGCTTGGTCATAGAGAGCGTCATAACCTCCACTACCTGACTCTTTAGAAGTCATTAGCTTTTCAGCTACAGGGCCAAGCCTACCTCTTTGTTTTTTCTCTTCTTGAGTAAGGTAGTTAGCCTCACCTAAAGTATCACCTTTAGGTAAAGACTTCTTAGTCTCTTTTTCAATGTCTGACATAACCACAGCTAAAATATCATTAATACTTTGGCCTTGTTGCTCTTGTGTATCTTCTTGGGTCTTTTGTAGTAAAGCTAAAGACCTTTGGCTCTCTTCATACAAGGCATCCCCTGCGCCACTCACAGCAAAGTTGGGAGCCTTTCTTTTTTTAGTTTGTGCGCCTAAGCCTCTGCCTTTACCTGCTTCTTCTGCAGCATCTTGTATAACATCAGCGGCTACTTTAGGGCCATCTTTGAGGCTCTCCGCAAATAACTCCATTCGTTCTTTACTTAAAAATTTCATTGTATAATCCTAGTGTTTATCCGAGGCCAAACAGGTCTGCACCCTTTACTGCGGCAGCGCCTATCTGCCCCCACATATTAGACCTTGCTACTCTTTCTGAAGCAGCAATAGTAGCTGCATTATTAGACGTTGCAGTATCTAGTCTCATATCTTCAAGAATAACGTTATTAATTCTATCTAAAGAGTTATTATCTGCTTGCCAAGCATAGCTTAACAAATCACGCTCCCTTTGCCACACTTGATCTAATGTACTGGCTGTAAAGGCGTTCTCAGTTTTAGCTAACTGCATGTTAGCATCATTCTGTGCGGCTGTATCAGCAGTGGCTACTGACTGTCTCCACGCTGCATTAGACTGCGCCAAAACTAAAGCATTCTTAGTATTAAACTCATCTCTTGCGTCTGACTGTTCTTTGTTGAACGTAGCTATGGCGTTTTCCTCACTTACGTTAAACTGTTTTATAGCATTAGCTTGAGTAACGTTAAACCTATCGGTAGTAGATTTTAAGTCAGCCATGAATTGATTTGTTTGATTTTCACTAGAAGCATTAAACTGCTTGGCAGCATTAGACGCTGCTGTATCGCTAAGAATTGACTGTTGTATTGACTGCGCCTTAAAGATTTCCACTTGCTGCTCATTAGATAAATTAGCTAAATCCATCTGCAAAAAGTTTCTAGCGTTTTCCACTTGAGCTTGCTGTTGGTTACTTAGATTAGTCATATCCATAGCGGCAAAAGCTGCTGCTTTTTGCAATGTAGCAGCTTGCTTATTAGATAATTCAGCAAGCCCTATAGATGTCATAAGTTCAGAGTTATGTAATTCTTCTCTTTCCTCTGAAGAGAAAGACAAGTTATTAGCTTCCATATACTTAGCAGAATTTAAAACAGCAACTTGTTGTTTATTGTCAATCTGCTTGCCCTGTAAAGATGCTGCAAGATTAGCGTCTGTAGTGTAAGCTTGTTGCTTATTACTAAGATTGGCAAGAGAAACTTGGGTATTATTTAAGCTATCTTGCAGTAACGCTTGCTGACGATTATTAAGATTAAGGTTATTAACCTCTGCATACCTTGCAGCTTCAGCCAAGTTAGCTTGCTGTAAGTTATCAAGATTTTTACCTTGCAAGGAAGCTTTAATTTGAGCAGTGGCTATAACTGCAGCTTGCATGTTGCTTAGATTTTGTGTCTGTAAAGAAAAAGCATTCTGCGAGTTCTGAAGCATAGCTGTCTGTTCAGCAGTAAAGTTCTGCAACTTAACGCCTTGCTGTGCAGCAGCATTGGTTAGAGCTATTTGTTGTTGACGCCCAAGATTGTCTAACTTCATTGAACGGAAAGTATCAGCGTCTTGCATTGCAATAGGTAAAGCAGACTCCATAGCAGCCTGTACAATAGCAGCAGCAGCCATAGATGAGCCACTAAGTCCTCTTGTTGCCATAGCTTCATTAGCAGCCCTCATAGCCCCTGCAGCCCATGAAGGTGTGCCATCATCAAACGAAGCCATCAAGCTAGTAAGTTGACCTTGTACAGTATCTTGTGCTTCAATCTTACCTTCTTTAAATTCAGCTAGTGTACCGTCATCTACAGTGAAGGCTTCCATCTTTTTAGCGACAGCAACAGCGTCATCGGCTAAACCCTCCATTGTCATAGCCTCGGCTGTAGCCATATCTTTTTCAGCTATTTGAGCCGCTTTAGCTATCTCTTTATCACCTACCGTAGTTTGTGCTGCTTCAATAGCTGCAGCCGCCTTTCCTTCAGATATAGCAGTTTTAATTGCTTCTGCATCTTGGCCTTGTGCTTCTGAAAGTTCTTTATCGCCTATTACCCGCTTTCCTGCTGCTATATCAGCATCAAAATCAGGGTCCATAGTTGCACCAACAGGCTTTGCTCCCTCTGACAAAGTACCAACAGCCCCAGTAACAGATTTAGTAACATCGCTATCTGCAGCTTTGACGCCTTTTGTTGTAACTAATGGCGTATCAAATTCTTCTGAAAACTCTTCTGGTGTATATTCTCTTGGTGGCATACCCATTAGTGGCATACCAGTTTGATCATAGCCGCCCTCTGTTCCTGAAGTTTTAAACTTACCTGTAGTTGCGTCCCATGAAATTTCTCCGTATAAATCCTTTACAGGACCAGTTCCTTTAACGCTATCAATCATAGTATTAAAGTCTACACCACCCTCAAGGGCTTGTTTAACTCTATCAGTAGATTGGGTTGCATCATAAGTTGATGCTGTAATATCCTCAGGAGTAGCAGCAGATTCTCCATCAGTTATCGTTTTTGCAGTTATATCTGTTGTTTTACCTGCATCACCTGTACCCTCTGCAATCTCAGCACCTGTAGTGTCTGGGTCTATCTTAGCCACGGTTGCTGCTTGTGCTAAATCTTCAGGGCTTTTAATTGCAGTACTTACAAGTCTTTGTTGACCCTCTCCCATAGCTGCCAAACTAGCGTTTTGTTGCTCTTTAGTTTTAGCAGAAATTGCATCCCACTGACCTTCAGGAGGTGCGCCCCTTACCCAATCACTATTTGCAGGTACACCGAAACCAGTTGTTGTAGCAGTAAAAGTCTCACCTGTTATAGGGTTATGAAACACTTCAACAGTTTCTTCTGTAGGTACACCCTCTGCAGGGACAGTGAAGCCTTCAGGTAATTCACTAGAGTCAATCGGTATGTAGTCTCTAGGTGCCCCTAATTTAACAGTACCCCTTGCTGATTCTAAAAGGGCATTCATTTTATCTGTTACAGCCTGATCTACTGTCATACCATTTTGAAATCGCAGAAGGGCCACTGAGTCGGCTATATTTACTTCTCCATAAGGAGGAACTAAATCATATTTTTCATCATAAGTATTGCTTGTTGCAACCGTTAGAAGTGACTGATTAATATCATAAAGAGCTTTTGTTCTTGCTTCTCCTTTTAATTCAGGGCCGGGAACGTCAGTGTCTTTATTTGCATACAAATCAGCAAGCTCTTGATTGACTACATCTAATTTATCTTGTTGCGGAGAAAAAACTTTAGGACTATCTGTGGTAGGTGGTTGTTCTAAGACAGGATCAGTTTGCAAAATATCCACAGGATCGGGATCGTCCGTGATTCTACGCTCAGGACCACCTATACCAACAAGAGCCGAGGCAGCAGCAGCAAAGTCACCACCACGTCCCTTAGTTCCATCACTTTCTAGTTGTTGTTGATATTCACGTGCTTCTGTTTGAAATGCCTGAAACGCTGGATTGCTTTCTAACTGCTGAGTAAGAGCATCTACCTGTTGTTGATCAGTTTGTAATACAGCATCTAATTCTTGTTCTGCATTAGGATTATCTCTCATATACTTACGCATAGCTGGATAATCACCCTCAGCTATTCCTTTAGATGTAAAGAAAGCTGAATTAGTAGCTTTCATGTTATCTTGTAATGCTTTCATTTTAGATTCAAACTCTGGGATAAAATTATCTGGTTTGCCTCTTTCACCAAACCTTTCCTGCATAGCATTATTAATTTGTTGTTGTTTTTGTTGTTGTTGTTGCATCTGAGCTTGAATGGCATCAGCGTCAGGTTGTTGTGCAACATTTTGTTGTGCAGAAGGTTGTCCTGCACGTATCACAGCGGCAGGTTGTTGCGTAGGAGTATATGAATTTTGTGCAGCATTTGCTTGAGTTTGTGCTGCCAGTTGTTCAGGTGTTATTTGTGTAGCAAACTGCGTAGGTTGTTGATTAGTTGCTGCTGGTCCTAAACTAGCTTGATAGGTAGCACTTTGAGGGTTGCCTGTTCCCATTTGCATTGTTTGTTGTTGCTCATTATATTGCTGCACCTGACTTTTTGATTTGTCATTAAACTGCTGCATCTGCTCTTCTTGTGTAAGTGCCACTATTCAAATCCTTCTTTTAGTCCGTCTAGTATGTCTTGCACACTAACTTTTTTCTTAGCGTTAGGCGTGTACCTGCACATATATGTGTTAGGGCATTCACTAAATTTAAACATAGGGTAG